CGTTCCAAGTAGTTAAATTACTTAGGTCTTCCCAAGCTGTGTAAAGTGTTTCCTCTAATATTCGTTCAATGCGTTGTCCGTCAAATTCTTGTGGGTAAGATACTGCACCTGCGTAACGTTTAACAAGTAAACCAAGAAAACCTATAGCCTGCACTTGTACTGTGTTTGCATATTGATCGTTTGCCCCAGCACCTTCAAGAGTGTTTTGAACACTTGAAACTTCACCTGTAAACAAATCAACAAACACATTATTTGTGTCTTTAACTTGAATATTTACTACGTCTAATAAGTTAATTGCTGGGCTTGTGCCAGATAAGTTAATAAGTTCAAGATTGCAATAGCCAGGTTGTGTTGGTTCAAAAAAGTCGTTACGTCCTGCTGTGATAGTTGCGTTACTTAAAACCTCATTGGTGTATTCAACGCCAGCAATACGTATCTTAAATGTAGGTGTGTAAATCGTCATTGGTTATCTAAACCCAAAGTTGAATGGCTTTATTCCTGTCGTCTTTAACGCTGTGTTTTGTACTTTTGTAATTGTTCTAGCTGTGCCTTGTGGATCTATTGCACCTTTAACGTTGTTGTTAATAATGACTGTTGGTTTGTTTGTGTTAATTCCTACTAAACCTTTTGCTTTATCACCAAAAGAAGCCTCGGGTGCAAATTGTCCTGTAGCACTTGCAAATTGTCCTATTAGTGAATCATCAAATGCTTGTTTGAAATCTCTAAACCTTTGTACAGCTGCGTCGAGTTTGGCAAACAAAGAATCTAAACCTTCAACCATACGTGTTAGTAAGTTAATAAATCTTACAAAACCTGAATCACTTGAGGTATTACTGTCAAATGCTCCTGCTAATGAACCAAGTCCTGAACCAAGGTCACGTAAAGCAACACCAAGACTATAACCTGCGTCTTCACCTTCGTTAGTTGCTTCCTTAAACATTCCAAGAGACGGCACTACAGATTTCTTTTTACCAATAAGTCCGTCAACAAGTCCTTGTAAAGCAGGTGCAAGAGTATCTGTTGCAAAGCGTGCAAACTTTTCAAGTATAGGTAAAAGTGCTTGACCTAAACTTTCCTTGGCTTCATCAAGAGCAATTTTAATACGAGCCATACGACCAGCAAAAGTGTTAGCTGCAACGTCTGCTTGACCTGCAAAAGTTTCAGATAATGCAATAACTGCTTTATCAAAATCTTTAGATTTAATAATGTTTTCATCAAGTGGAACACCAATACGTTTTAATGCGCCAAGGTTGCCGTCATAGGCTTTACCAAGTGCCTCTGTAACTGTGGCAAGGTCTTTACCTGTACCAGCAGATATGTTAAGGGCTAATGTTTGTAGTTTTTGGGCTTTAGTTATGTCTTGTGTTGATCTAACAAGTCTGTCAAGGCTTGGACGTAATTGGTCGTCTGCAACACCTGTAGCTCTTGCTGTTTTGTCAATAAAATCTTCTGTAGCTGCTATCTGTGCGTCTGTGGCTTTAGTTGTGTTCTTTAATGTTTGGGCAAGGCTTTTCATAGCCTTTTCGTCTTCTATAGCTGCTTTAACAGCGTCAATACCTATCTTGATAGCCATAGCACCTGCAGCTGCGCCAACGGCTGCAAAAGCCAAAGCACCTGCCTTTAATGCGCCACCAAGTTTATCGCTAAAACTTCTTGTCTCTTTATCGGCTTTATCAAGTCCGTCTATAAATTGTTTTGTGTCAGCAAGTAACGCTAATTTAAGTGTCCTAATATCAGCCATTAAATCCTCTTTGTCCAAGCGTTTTTAATAAGTTCATAACCTGCTAACCATTCTTTTGCAATAGTTGGTTGAAATCTGGCCATAGCAGGATATAACCACCAACCACGATTACCTCGACCTTTGCTCGGTGAGCGACGTGGGAACTGTTTATAGTCCTTAGAACCAAACTCATTACCCATTATCACATATCCAGCACTAAAAGCACTAGAGCCAACTTTGGCACGACCACCAACACTAAAACTTGGGGCTTTATCTGATCTAGATATTTTAATAGAATCTGCTACTGCTATTGCTTGACGCACGTTATATGGTGCGCGACTAGCTGCACCTTTAGCATAATTAGCACCACGTTCAGCCAAAGCACTAGCAATCTTTTTCATATCTGTTTTAGCAACGTCGTCCATTTTGCCAAACGCACGTAACAAACCACGATAGTCTTTATCAACTTTAACTAATTGAATTGCTTTAGCCATTATTGCGCTCGTTTAATACGTTGATTGCTGTAGCCCATATTTCGGGTTCTGCATTGAGCCAATAGTCGGGTGTTATCCCAGTTGCTATTGCTAATTCTATTGCTGTTCGCCCAATACTTCGGGCTTGGTAAAATTTGCTGTCTCAAAATCAGAAGCTGCAATAGAGACGACTTTGTTTTTCCAAGTGTCAAAACTTTCAATCTTCTTTGTGACACGTTGCTGAATTTTGTGACCAAGGAATAAAAGTAATGAATTGCTTGGCGTGCTTTCTTCCATAAGAATTTTAACAATTGACTTATTGTTGTATAGTTCTTTTTCTGCCATAGCAAGTTCGATAGGTCTTGTCCACTCATCAAACTTTTCACCTGTTTCTAATTCCCACGATATTTGTAACTTAAGCATTTTTGATGCCCCTGTTCTTTAGTTGTTGTTAACTTGTTAGGTCTTCTGTTGGAATTCCTACAACTTGTAATGATACTGTACAAGTTTGTGCATCTGCACCTGAAGCAGAAATACCAGGGTATTGTGGTAATACTGTTCCAGTTAAAGTTACACCTGTTGTAAGTGTCATAACAAAAGCAAGTGCTGTATCTGGGGCTGTTTCTGTTGCGTCCCAAAGTGCTTTGTAAAGACTTCCTACTGGTGTTGTTTTTCCTGCGTCATTTAAGAATGTGATATCTAAAGTAACGTTGCTGTCAATATATTTGTAGGCTTTGCCTGCAAGTGTGTCAAAAGTTAGGCGTTCTGTATCAAAGTTAATAGCAGAATCTAAAATTTGGCTTGAATAATTGATCGTAGCAATTGTTAGGGTTAGAGAACGACCACTTAAAATTGTTGTTGTCATTATTGCCTTTCTTAGCCTGTGTAGGCTGTTTGTAGTTGGATTTCAGCAGCTAATAGATCTGTACTATTAGTTGCTCTAATTCTAGGGCTACTTATTGATAACACAATAAAGGTTAACGGAATAAGTCCTAGAATGGTTTCTATATCATCTTCCAAGTTTTTTAATGCGCTTGGATTTGAGTACGTAGTGCTGACCACTTCTAAGGTTAGTCTTACGTAATAATTTTTGCCGTTACCTATAACCATTGGTTCAAGATATGGGTCTGAGGCAAGAATTAAAGCTGCTGGTGGAATTATGATTTCTGGAACGTGATCATAAGCTGTATAATTTGAGTTTGATGTGATTGCTGTTTTAAGTGTGTTCCTAAGATCTGATAAAGCCATAGGTTAACCTACTTGACTATTAGAGTCTATATATTTGCTTATTAAACCTGTTATTTTGTACAAAAGTGTGCGACCCATACGATATGGGGCTGGGGTAAAGTCTAGGGCTTGTTGTGTGCCACCTACAGCTAGTCTTGATTGGAATACGTCAATTGCTACTTGTAGCACAGCTTCTTCTACAGCTGCTATGCCGTTGTATTGTGATAAATCATTTTCAGCAGCAATACCATTAGGAATAACAAATCTGTAATCTTTATGTACTGGTGCGCTTGTTGTTGTAATTCTAAAAGTGTAATCATCTACTATTGCTGAAATTGTTTTGTTGCCATTTACGTGTGCTTCAACACCTGATATGGCTACTGTTTGTGTTTCATAAAATTTGTGTGGTCTTGTTGTGTGAATAGTTGTTTCAGTTGCTTTTTCTGAATAGTGTTTATCTATATTAACTTTCCATTGAATAAGAAAATCACCAATAGAATCTTCTGCTGTGTCAATGATTGCGTTTAATGCTGTGTCATCGTAAAGGGAAGATGAAACACCAAGGACAGCTCTTAACTGAGCTGCTGTTACTAATACTGGCATTTCATTTCCTTTCGTTTAGGGTGAGGCTACCCACAGGGGCGAGAGTAGCCTCACGACTTAGTGGTTTATCAGGACTTGTTAAACCAGTTTGCGCCAGCTGCAATTTTTGTAGCTAGTGCGCCATAGCCGTAATAGTTTACGTCTATTTGTCCTGTGTTGATTACGTTGGTGCGTAGGCTCAAACGTGGGCTTTCGTACCAAGTGTATGCGTCTGGGTTTAAGACAACCATTGAATAGTCACCTAAACCTGTGTTACCTGTTCCGTTCATTGAACGTGAAACATACAAATCTAAACCAGCAACGTTTCCACGTAATGATTGTGGGCTTACTGCGCCACCTGCATTTTGTGGGTTTGAAGCTGTGTAGATTGGACGACCTGCGTCGTTGTAACCCATAATTTTACCCCATTGTTCTGGAGATACTACAAGGTTACGTGCAAAACCTAATGAGGCTTTGTAAACGGCTGCAGCTGCTGAAGATACGTATTCTAATAATCCTTCTGCGTCTTCGTCTGCTGCTGTTGCGTTTAGTGTTCCTGCGTTTGCAACTTCGCCTGCAACGTATGCGTCTGTGGCTTTTGCGTATGCAAATTCCATTTGACGTACAAGTTCGTCAAAGAATACTGGTGAAGAACGATCTAGTAATTCTACTGAGAATGTTTGTTGTCCACCGAATTTTTTAACTGCTACTGAAACAAAAGATGAAGCTGTATCTGTTTCTGATAATGCTGCTTCTTCGTTTGCTTGTGCAACTGTTGGAGCAGTTGTAATTTTAGGAATTTCAAAAGACATACCAGCTGGTGGCAAGGTTTGCTTTGAAAGGGCATCTATAAATCCTCTATCAGCGTTTGCAATTCCGTTAATTACGTCAGTTGATTGTGGTGTTGGAATAAATGCTGAGTTATTTCCAGTTGTGTCAGCTGCCATTACATATTGACGGCTGTCTTCGTTACCAAGAGCTGCTCTAATTGAGTGTTCTAGGTATGAAGCCTTTGA